TGATTCTGATTCGATAACGGAAACAGATTCGTCGGATCCAGCCGTCTGTTCCAGTCCTCTTCGACCTCCACGATGTGATGCACCATGTCAGCCGTCGCGATCTTCTTCTGGACATAGAAGGCGTACAGATCCAGCCCGTCGTACTTACTGATCACGAACGCCCGAAGGCCGCGCCATTCCTTGCTTATGTAGAACTGCGCCGTCTTCTTGTTCCGCCTGTACAGGTTGTATTCCATATGCCTCGACATCTGCCTGCTGCTGCCTGCTTCGCAGTCCGGGCATCTCTGGATCCCCTGCGGTATCAGCGCGCCGCATCTGCATTTATGCCACAGCATTCTTTCACCTTCTTTCCTGAACACGAACACGCCGCTGCCACCCTTCCGGATGACAGTGCGTGCCGCTGTGGATGGACGAAAATGGCACAGGAAAAAACAGCTGCGAATTCGTCCGCAGCTGCTTCCCTCTTGCAACTTTCCACGCTACCATTTTACTTCGTCCGTCCCACCATTAAAACCCCAGCTTTTCCCCAACATTTTGACCGGGAATTATTTCGTTTCATGTGAAACGGTTTTAATCCTTCACCACTTTTCGATGCCTTCGATCCCGAACAGCTTCACCGACATCTTCCTGATCAGTTCCTTCGACCAGCGCGACGGTGTGTTCTTTCCGCAGTTCTGGATCTCTGCCACTTCTTCGAATGATTTCCCGTCGATATAGTGCAGCCGGAAGGCTTCGTACTTGTACAGCGTCCGGTTGTCTTCATACTCCTGCCGCAGTTCCTCCATCGCTCTGTCTATGTTCGCGATCATCATCGCCGTCTTCAGCTTTGTCCGCCGCACGCTTTCAAGATGCGTGTTCTCCTGCATCAGTGATTCGAATTCTGTCGCTTCCATCTCTTCGACTTCGGATATAGCATTCTCGACATGCCTTCGCATCTCGATGTACTGTTCCATCAGGATCCGCGTATTATACAGGATCCTGTTCCGCTGGATCTTCCTTTCGGCTTCCATCGTGTCCTGCACAATCTTCCGGATCTCCACTTCTTTGTCTTCCTGCTGCATTCGGTCATCACTCCCCGTTTGTATAGTTTCGTTCTTCCGTCCCTCTGCCGCTGCCGTCAGGCGGCTTTGATCTTCTTCCATATCTGCGGCGCGGCCTTCTTACCATCGGCAGGCCGTGCATCCGCCTGTAGTTGTTCGATGCTTTCGCCCTGGCTTCGTAGTATCTGCGCCATGCCCGGATTTCTGCCTTGCGCTTCTCGCTTGTCATCAGCGTTTCACGCGCCTGCTGCATGATCCTGTCCAGATCTTCCGCCATGTCCTTCACGATGTCGCCCAGCTGGTCGAATGCTTCGCCCAGGCGCCGCGCCAGATCCTGCATCATTTCATTCGCGGCCTTCGCCGCTTCGACGTATGCGTCCCGCAGATGAAGCGCATCCTTCACTTCGTTCGCGGCTTCCAGCGGCGTCTTCTCCTTCATCTTCGCATATTCTTCGATGCGGCTTTTGATCAGATCCGGATCTGCGCCTGTCATGTCTGCGATCTGGCTGATCCGCTCTTCGTATTCGATCAGTTCGCGGATCTGCTTCATGGTAGCTTCCGGAAGTGTCTGGATCTCTGCCGGAAGTTCTTTTTCGCCCTCTTCCTGCCGCCCTGTGATCTCTGTGACGGCCTTTTCTGCTTCCTGTGAGGAAATACCCGTCTGCACGCTTTCGCCGCTCTGTGCGCCGTTCTGTGCGTCGTCCTGCTGCTGTTTTTCGCTTTCCTGCTCCTGCTCCCGCTGCCGGATGCCGAAGAATCGCGCCGCTGCCGTCCTGATCGCCTTCCAGATCTTCATGTCATCACCTTCTTTCATTCTGATCACGAAAAAGGCAGTTCTTCATCGATCCCGTCGGGAATGTTCATGAATCCGTCCACATCTGTCTGCATTTCCTGCTGTCGCGGCTCATGCCCGGCGCTGTGACCGCCTGCCGCCGCCTGCTGGTTCCCGCTGCCGTCCTGCGACTTGCTTTCTGCGAATTCGATGTCTTCACAGATCACGTCTGTCGTGTATACCTTCGCCCCGTCGCGGTTCGTGTAGGATCCCGTCTGAAGGCGTCCTGCGATGGCGACCTTCGTTCCCTTCTTCAGGTACTTTTCGCAGAATTCGGCGCTTTTGCCGAAGGCCGTGCACGAAGGGAAGTCTGCGGCCTGCTGCCCGTCCTGCCTTCTCTGCCTTCTGTCGACCGCCAGTGTAAAGCGGGCGATGCACATCTGATCCTGTCCCTGTGTCCACCTGATTTCGGGATCGCGCGTCAGGCGTCCCATCAAAATGACCTTGTTCATGTTCTTTCCGTCTCCTTCCTGCTTGATCCCGCTTATTCGTAGTCGCTGTTCCAGGACGCCCACACAAGGATCAAATATAATCCCATCATGACCGTCATGATCGCCATGACCGTCAGCCCGACGATCGACGCGATGATGATCAGCGCATATTTAATAATTGTCAGAATTGTCAGTGCCATTTCCGCATTCCTCCCTGTACCGTTCCTTCAGTTCCTGCGATCTGCGCAGCATCTTGTCCTTCAGGTTCTCTTCCTTCCGGATGAAGTGCTGGATCGTGCCCGGCCTGCTGCCGATCTGCCTGTGCAGTCGGATCTGCGCCTGTATCTGCCTTCGCTTCTGGATGTCCAGCCGCATCTGTCTGTCGTACACGCCGACGGTGTAGTGCTTCCCGCAGTTTTTGCATTCAAAATACTGTTCTGTGACGTCATAACCGTTTCTGTCCTTTGCGATCTGCCGTGTCCACAGTTCGATGTCCGTCTGCTGTCCGCAGCTGTCGCAGATCACGCGGTCATCCGTCAGTGTCATCCCTTCCACGTTCTTTCCCTCCTTTCCTGAACATGCTGTAATCTCCGAATGCGTCATACGGCAGTTCCTGCCGATCGAATCCGGATTCCGGCGGCGGCTTTCCTTCGCCGTCGCCCTCTTCCGTGTGCTCTTCTATCTGCGGTTCTTCTACCGGAACACCGATCAGGTGCGCCATCATCGACGCGATCGCCACGTCGAAGAGTCTTTCGACCTGTGCATAGTGTTCATCCGGCATCGTCTCCCACAGCATCGTCTGGATGTTCCGGATGCCGTGCAGCGCTTCCTGAAGGCTGTCGCCGTTCAGCAGCTTCTTCACGCTGTATGATTTCTTCATCGGTTCCACGAACTTTTCTTTGCTTGCCATCAGTCTTCGTCCTCCAGATCAATCAGTCCCAGCGATTCCGCGTCGTAGATGTCCATGACGCCGATCACGGCGTATCCTTCGCAGATTCCGCCGGACGTCGTGTCGTCGTCCACGCATGTCACTACGGCCTTCATCCTGTCGCCTGTGGCCTTTCCGTCCTTCATCGCAAGGATCATCAGCCTGTCGCCCTCTCTGTAGCCCTGCGCGTCCTTCATGACGATCATGTACGGGATCTGCTGTGTCTCGATCGCGTGATACATGTCAGCAGACACGCGGATGTACCTTTGCGGCCTGTCGTCCTGCTCCCGCTGCCCCTGCTGATCCTCCTGCATCGCTTCCAGCTTCTTCTTCGTCTCTCTGTCGATCCTGTCCTGCTCTTCGCTGTATCGCTCTTCATCCGTCTTCCTGGCTTCTCTGCGGTCGACGAAGCTGTCGCACTTCATGACGTTCGTCTGCTTCTTCAGGCAGGCTTCGTAATTGTCGCAGGCGTAGCAGATGCTTTCCTTCGCTTCCGGATGCGCGTCCACTTCCTTCATCGGCGTGAACAGTCCCGCTTCGATCACCTTGTTCACGAATGCCGTCCAGCTGATCATCTTCCGCTGCACGAATCGTCCTTCGATCTTCACTTCCAGTTTGATCCCATTCGGGGAACAGTTGATAAATGTCACCGGATCCGTGTTCGCGCTGAATCCGCTGTAAGATCTGCCGAAGTATTCCTTCAGCTGTTCGATCAGGCCGTCCTTCGTGGTCTGGTCTGTGATCTTCAGCCTTGTCCCTCTGCCCGTCACATCCTGCCATGCCGCGAAGATCTCTTCGTCCGCAGGATCCTGATCATGTGCGAAGCGATCCGCTTCCTGCTGATCCGCGTCATCCTCTTCTTCGAAGTCTTCCGGATAGTTCATCTGTCCCGGAATCTCTTCCTTCTCTTCATCCGCTGCCGCTGCCTTCGCTTCCTTGACGTCCTTCCATGTCAGGCTTCCCGTCTCCTTGTAGCGTTCCAGCATGTCCCGCTGCCGCTCTTCGTCCATGCCGCTGATCTCATAGGCCGCGCTGAATGTCAGACGGCCTTCTTTCAGTTCCTGCGTGAATTCCGGGATCAGTCTGTTGTTGATGCTCTCGATCTGTGCGATCTTCGTCCCGGTCATGTTCATGATGGACGCGATCACGTCCCGCAGCCTTCCGGAATCCAGCTTGTAGCCCTGAAGCGTCAGGCCGTTGTCCTTCATGTACTGAAGCGCGGCCTTCAGCTGCTTTTCCTCTTCCAGGACGTCCATCACAGTCTTGTCGCGGTATGCGTTCGCCATGATCAGCTGCACCGTCTCTTCGTGTTCCTCTGCCGGATTCTTGATCT